ACCTGCCCCGTGTTGCGCACGATGTACGGCTCCGCTCGTCCGCCGCCCCAGGACATATCCGCCTGGTCGTCCTCGCCCGGGCGAATCTCCAGGCCGCTCGTACGGGTCGGATTCCCGCTCGATCCAGTCCGTTCCGGTCCGCTCATTTAGCACACCCCCGCGCGAGAAGTTGTTCCGGTCGCGGGCGATGATGTCTGCGCCCGCGTAAATCTCAGATGGCTGATCGGCGCGTCGTAGACCGTCTCGGTGTACGAGGTCACAGCGCCTGCCGACCAGTTCGTGTAGTTGATCCCGCCGTCGCACGAATGCGCGACCGTGATCGAGTACCCCGACCCCGGATCGGCGAAGACGCTGGACGGGAAGGAATACCCCTTCATCTCGAACGTCTGCACGTCGCTCCCATCCTCGAACGCCGTGACCCGACTTAGCCCATGCATTCCCATGTCCGCTCCTATACGTCCGCCGTGACTCGATAGACTTGTCCACCGTCACTACGGACGATGGCGTGCTTTCCGACGCTCACGCCGTCGGCACCTTTGGAATTGATGGCGTGTTGTCCGGTCGTTGAACGTGGCCGTCCGGGGATGTCATAGCGACACCTCGTAGCTAATGTTCGCGGTCGCCGCGCCGCCGGCAGCCGTCGACAGCTTCACCCGCCATACGATGGCCGACGAGCTGACCGAATGCAGCTTCAGATACTGCACGGCGAAAGTCGTATTGGTCCCCGTGTAGTACAGGCCGAACTTCACGTCTTCCGGCTCCGGCGTCAGGCCGAACATCTCGTCCAGCGTTTCGGTGATGATCTGCTCGGACGTGGTGTTGAGGTCGACTGTCGAGGTCGTTAGCTTGCGGATTGTAGAGCGGTGCGACTTCGTCGTGTCCGTGTCGTAGCCTCTCACGTTCCAGTCCTCGACCGCATCCGTCGCGGTCGGCCCCACCCCGGAGAGCATGGTCTGCCCGGCATTCGCGTAGATGCGGATGTTGTAGCTGTTCAGGTTGCCGGATTGGACGTTGTTCCATCCCGTCTTGCAATTGAGCAGGTAAGCCGTGACGGTGTTCCCGACATGCGATGTGCTCTGATTTGTTCGCAACCCGATGCCGCCCGTGGCGCTGTAGTCCTGGATCTGTGCGGTCAGCGTGTTGCCATCGCCATCGAGATCGATGCCAATCCCGGCGCTCGTGTTTCCATCGAGCGATGCCGTGACGATGTTGCCATCGCCTGTAATTGACAGCCCGCCGATACTGCCGGACGCGCCGTCGGTCGACGCACCGATGATGGTGATGTCCGCCTGATTCTGGTCGCCCGAGATGCTGATGTGCGCCTTGGTGGACTTCGCCGTCTTGGAATGGATCTTCCCGAACTGGCACTCGTTGCCGGCAACGATCATCTGATAGGTGCCGGTGCTACGATTGTTCGTGTAAAGCTGCACGGTGCCGATTTTGACTTGCCAGCCATCGCATTGAATGCCTACGCCGTAGTTCGACTCGCTGATCAAAAACGCGCCTTGATGCGTCGCGTTGGTCCCGATGTAGACGCCGCCCGACGTGTTTGCGTACACGTGTATGTGCCCCGAGTCGCAGTTGCCGGAGTATCGATCCGGGGAGCCCGACTCCGTCTCAAATCTTGCCCCCCACCCGCCGCATTCGCCGACGAATAGCGAGCCGATCAGCGTGTCATGCTGACCGCGGAAGACGAAGCCATGAGAGTCGCACTGCCAGATGTAGAGTCCATCGATGCGCCCCTCCGGCATGTCGGTGCCGTCTGTGGCTGGCGTGCCAGGGATGTTGTAGTTGGATTCGCTGTGCCACCCCTCGCCCTTACAGGATGTGATGATCACATCATCGACGATGAACCGCTTGCCGTAAAAGTTGACGCCGTTCCCGGAGCTTTGGTTCGCCTTGTTGCCGTCGATCGACAGATGCTTCAGGCCGAAGCCATGATTATTCCCACTGGCGACGAGCCAAGTATCGGAGCTGATGAGCGTGGAGTAGTTGTCTGACTGTACGACGGCCGCATCAAGCGCGGTCTTCGCCTTCAGTATCGTCACTGCGCTGCCCTGGCCGATGAGCACCACATTGCTCGGCAGCGATAGCGTCGTGCCGATCTTGTGAGTGCCGGCCTTGAGATAGACATGTCCGCCGCCGGCCGCCTCTGCATCGTCGATCACATCCTGGATCGCCGTCGCGTCGTCCGTGACGCCATCGGCGGCAGCGTCATCGACCCAGAATTGGCGCTCGAACAACGCGGAGAAGTTCGTGTTGACCTTGCCCATGGCTGCGCGGAGCGTGTCTCCGGTGCCATCATTTGCTACGGTGCCTACGCCGATCGTTTGCATGCCATTGTCCCTATGATGCAGTCGCGCTCACGCCGCTAGAAAACGCACTGAGATTGCCGCTCAAGTCTCGCGCCTTGAGCCAGTAGTACCGGGTCTGCCCGGTCGTCACCGTGTCCGTGTACGTCCCCGTTTCGCCAGGAAATCCGTACACGTCCGCGATGGCCGATGCCGCGCTGCTGTCATTCGCCGTGTGCCTGTACAGCCGCGACAGCCTGAAGTCGTCATCGGACGGGCTCGTCCAATCGATTTTGATGGCGCTCGGTTGCGCCGTGGCACTCACACCCGACGGCGCTGATGGCACTGTCGCATCGCCCGAGACGGTGATCGCTGTGTCAGTCACCCATGCGCTCGCCGCACCACCGGTGCGAACCGCGCGCACGCGGACGTCGTAGGACTCGCCGACGGTGAGGAACGAGATCTGCGCGGACGTGACGTTGCCCACTGTCGCGCCTGGCTGCCAGTTGTTGTCGGACGCGACGCTGTACTGGACCTCGTATCCGGTCACGAACGCATCGGCCGCGGCGGTCCATTCGACGAGGATCCCGCCGACAGCGGAACCTTCCGGTGTGATGTAACTGCCCGAGCTGCCGGCAACGGATGTCGGCGGCTCGACCTCGTCCGCTCTAACCATCGTCGGGCGCGTGATCGCCGTCGGCGTCACCTCGTCGTCGGTGTCCCAATCGTATGCGTCGTCGTCCTCTTCCTGCAGCGCGAGATCGATCCCGCCGCCTTCTGAGAAGCTCCATCCTTTGACGCGCCACTTGGCCGTCGATGCCACGCCGATGCCGTCGATGTCGACGTACACCGTATCCCACACCGCGACCCCGAGGACCGAGAAGTTGCACGGCAGCTCAAGTTCCCCGCTACGCCGTCCGCGCTCGAGGAATTGCTTCGCCAGCCGTTGCGCGCGGACGCCGTCGATGGTGTACGGCAGCGCGAGATCAAGTAGCCGCTCTTCGCCGCCGTCTTCCGAGACGTAGGCCGCCGAGATCTGCGGCGGGAAGTCGGCCGCCTCGTAGGCATTCAGCGGATCGATATACGTGCCCCGCACGCCGTTGAACGCATCGCGCTTGCTCTGGTAGGGGCGATACCGCACCGGCCCGCGCAGCATGTCCGCCGTGATCGTGAGCACTGCCGTTGTCGCCGATCCGACGAAGAGTCGATACGTCCCGCCCGAGTAGATGAGCGTGCCCGCGCAGCAGGTGAGTAGCTGCTCCATGATCGAGGCCGGGCTCGCGTCCATCTGCACGACACCGTCGCAGGTGTACCGTGCGTGCGTGCCGCCGGCCGCAATCGACACCAGCTCGTCGCACACGTTCGCCGCTGCGATGAACGTGTCGACATCGATCTCGGTCGAGAGGTCGGCCCCGATGCCGATCGGTTCCGTGCCGCTTGCCGTCGGCACCGTGCCGATCAGGTAATCGAGGACGCACAGCGCTGGGTTGTTCGACCATGCCGTGGTTCCCGTGCGCGGGTCGTAGACCTTGCGCCCGCGAACGATCGCCGACGGATTCGGAATCCCGGTCGGGTAAGCGGTCTGGTCGTACTTGAGCCGCAGGTACATATACCCGACACCGCGCAGCCGGTGATCCGTGGTCCAGTCGGCAGACTCGGAGTCGAGATCCGAATCGACCGTCTGACTCGATGTGCCGATCTTTGTGTTGACGCGAAGCAGGCCAGTGAATCGCGCGTCCGTGGATAGAACGTCGTTCAGGTAAACCGTCTCGACCGCGTCCATCTCGCCGTGATGCAGCGGGATGACGAGGTGCAGGTATTCGTTGTTCGTCCCGGTGCTGCCGGCGTAGACCAACGTGCCGGATATCCGAGCGCGTCCGTACACGAAGCGTCTTGAGGATATCGACGAGCGGATCGACTGCTTCCGCTGTTGCGCCTCGCTGTTGAGATCCGGCTCGCGCGACTTGTTCTTGGCGCCCAGCAGCGCGTTGATGATCAGGTGCTTGGCGAACGTCTTCGCTACAAGCGATAGCGTGATCTGGCTCAGCACCAGTTCGCCGATGACGACTTGCGCGCCGATCTCGATGGCCGTCGTAACCGCCGCTGCAATGACTGCACCCGGCATCAGACGCTCCAGGCCATGAGAGCGGCCGACAACGGCAGGTATTCAATACCTTCCTTGCCCTGCACGGCGATCCGATGCCCGATGCACACGCCGAGCATGCGCCGCGGCGACTCGACCATGACCACGTCGCCAGGCAGCGCGAAGAGCGCGCCCTTCGCTGGGCCGAGATGCTTGGTCGCAATACCATCGATACCGCCATAGGCTCGCATGATCTTGCCCGCGTGGAACTCGTCCCGATACTGGTAATGCGCGCCGAAGTCGACCCCGGTCATCGCGGCCACGCACCGCGCGGCGAACAGGCAGCAGTCCGACGCGCCCCACGCGAACGGCTGCGGATCGCGCAGGACCGCGTCGAGACGAGATCGCCAGTCACTCAGCCGCGGCCCCATATCAGCTCCATGTCTGTCGTGGCCTGCGTGTATTCCATCCCCTTGTCGCCGGGGAAGGCCCGCTTCTGGTCTTGGTCCGTGTATCGACGAACGCGAGGCCGCTCCCAATCGACGAGTCGCGACTCTGCTGTGAGCGTGGCCGTAATCGTCGCCCCTCCTTCAAGGGACAGCACATCCATCCGACCGCCGAAGATCTGCACCGGGTCACCCTGGGGCCGGTGCTGCGTGTCGAGGAATCCCGCCCACACCCGGCATGCGCGATCCTGGAATCGCTCGGCAATCATCTCCTCGAAGTACGAGGTCGGGATGCCGCTCATCTGCAGCGAGATCCCGTAGGACTTCATCTCCGGCCCTTCCTGGACCGCCGAGATCTGCCCGAGCCTGCCGACGCCGAGATAGCTGTCGCCGTCGTAGGTGATGTCGAACGGCGTCGACGCCACGCGCACCGGGTCGCCCTCGTAATCGAGTTCGACCAGCAGGTACGGCACGACGTGCGACGATTCGGCCGCCGTCTCTGTGCTCGGGTGCAGATCGCGAGACATCAGAAGACCTCGACCAAGGACATCTGGATGGCCGCCCGAAGCCTGAGCCCGATCGTCGGCGCACCGCTCATGGTGTCCGGCAAGGTCATGATGCAGCTCGGCGTCGTGTAGTTGATTGCCGCCGCGTCTGCCGGTGATGTTCTGATCGGTGGCTCGATGGTCAGGTCGCAGTCGCCCACACCATCACTCACGGCGTCCTCGACAACCATGTGCAGCGTGCGGCCGCGCGTCGTGTCGTAGGAGATGTAGTCGCCCGCCTGCAGCACGGTAACGTCGTTGACCCATCCGCGCGTGCGCAGCGTCGAGCCGGTCTGCGAGGCGCCGTAGACCACGGGCGAGCCGAATGCGGACTCCTCGGACTGGTCGCAGGTCTCGGTCGCCGAGTCGCAGGTAATGACCGTCGAGTCGCACGAGATCGCGCTGGCGTCCGCAACCCATGACGTTGCGCTTGATCCGCGGTAGTGCGGTGGCGTGATGTATACGCGCCCGGCTTGGCCACGCATCTTGGCGAGCCATGCCGTGTACTGGCGCCAGTTCGTCGCCGTCATTGTCGGCAACCGCATCTCGCATACCCAGCGCGCGCCCGGGAGTTCAATCGTCTGCGTCGTGCGGGTGAGCGGCGAGATGAATACGCCCGTGTTGGGCTCCAGGTGCCACGTCACTTCGGCTGGGACGATAAACGACGGCAGAGACAGAGTCGTCATCGGCGCCCCACCGCTCGGGCGAACGATCCGCCGCGATCTGCCTGCGCCTGCACGGCCTGCAGAGAAAGCTGCACGGCCTGGCGCACAGCCTGCTCGATACGCTGCGCGACGCCGGCATCAGCGCCCCGGGCATCGATCGAGAAGTTGAACACCGAGCCGCCGGCACGCCGCTGCTGCTCCGGCGTTTCAATCGTGACTCGCTCGTTCGGAGAAGCCCGGAACGCGACCATCTGCGAATCCGTGCCGCCGCTGCCGCCGACCATGAACGAACCGCCGCTGGCGAATCCGAGGGTTTTGCGGATCATGTCGCCGAGCGTTCCGACGATGCCGCCGGAGACCGACCCGCCGCTCGAGGACGAACCGCCGTTGAGCAGCTTTGCAATCGCTGCGCCGGCAGGTTCCGTCACCGACTTGCGCAGCACGATGCGCGCGATGTCCTGCGCTATGCCGGAGAGCACTTCGCGGAATTTCTTCCCGCCGACGATCGCGTCCTCAAATGCGGACTGGAATGTCAGGCCGAGTTCGCGAGCGATGTCCTTCGACTTGTCCAGATCCGTCGACAGTTTGCGGATCTGCTCGTTGACCTTCTCGCGCGCCAGCTCGGCTTGGTCGGACGTCAATCCGCCCTCGGACGGCGCAAGAGTCGCGAGCCGGTTGATCTCCTCCAGTTGCTTGCGGTACTTCTCGACCGGGTCGATGAGGTCGATGTACGTCTGCGAGATCTCTCGATTCTTCGCGGCGATGTCGGCGAGCCGATCGATCTGCTCGTCCTCCAGCTTTGCCGCCTGGAGCGCCGCTTGGTAGGCGTAGTCCAGCCGCTCCTTCTGCGCCTCAGCGAAGTCCTTCTCTGCCTGCTCCGTCTCGGCGTCCTGAATCTGCAGTCGCTTAAGCGCGCCTTGCGCGAGGATGTCTTCAAATGAGGGGCCGGTCTGCTTCTTTTCTTTATCGACCCCCTTGGCGAGCAATGACTTGATGTTCGCCTCAAGCTGAGCGGGGCTGATCTGCGGGCCGACCAAGGAAAATGGTCGCGAGAACTCCTGCGCGCCCCGGATGATGTCAGCGCTTGTCTGCTGATTCTTCGACAGCTCCGCCACTCGCTGGGCGTTCGCGTCACGCAGCGCGCCGAAGAGTTTCCCAAGCACCGGCAGTTGAGATGCCAACTCCAGGCTCGTGCCGAGCATGTCGTCCATGACCTTGGTCAGCAGCTTGCCCTCTTCCTTCGCCTTAACCAGGCCGGTGGTGAACTCAGAAAGCCCGCCAATGATCTTCGTCGTCAGCGATATCCCGAGCGCCTCGGCCGAGCTGCCGAGCTTTCGCATGTTGTCGTTGAATTCCTCGGCAGCCTTGGCAGTCTCGGCAGAGAACACAAGACCGAGCTTCCGAGCGGACGCCGCCGCCTCGTCGAGCGCCTTGCTGCCGCCGTTCAACATCGGGATCATTTCCATCCCGGCCTTGCCGAACAACTCCACCGCAAGCGCACTCTTCGTCGCGCCGTCCGGCAGCACTGCGAACGCATCCGACACTTGCCGCAGCGCGTTGGCAGGATCCTTGGCCGTTACGCCCAGCGTTTTGAGCAGCGCCGCCTCTTTCGAGGTTGCATCGCTCGCCTTGACGAGCGTCTCGTTGAGCCCCTTCATGCCGAGCTGGAACTTCTCGATCGAAACGTCGGAGAGGTTCGCTGCGAACTTCAACTCAGACAGCCGCTCGACGGTGATGCCGACCTT